CTTCATCTTTACCAAACCACTCGTTTTTTTCAGCCCAAGCTTCTGCTTTAGGGTCCGGTTTTGCCGGTGGTTGTTGTTGTATATTACTTTGTACAGGTTGTTGTATTGTCTGTCCAGCATTTTCTTGCGAATTTTGGTATAATTTTCTCTGCTCTTCAGTAGCATTTATACGTTCTTGCTCAATAGCTAACCTTGCTAAATGTTGATTTGCTGCTACTTGAGCATCAACATCACCTTTTGCCATAGCAGCTTTGAGTGTCGCTTTTGCTGTTTCAAGCTCTGATTTTACACGATTTGCAAACTCATTTACATAGCCATCATCTAGCTTTGTAAACTTTGTTTGTAGTTCATCGCGTTCTTTTTTTATTTGTTCAGCAAAGCTAAGAGCTTCTTTTTCTCTTCTCTCTGCTTCACGAATTTTGTATGTCAATCTGTCAATACGTTTTTTGACACCTTCACTGTACTCTTCGCGTTCGTCTTTTTTTTCTTCTTTAACCGGTTGCTCTTTTACTTCAACCTCTGGTTGATCTTCTTTAGCATCCGCTTCTTTAAGTTCAACATCAACAGCGTTTCCAGACGTATCTAGATCAACCATGATGTTATCTTCTTTTAATGCTTCTTGTGCTTCTGGCATGGGTTACTCCATGTTAATGTGTTACAGGCGACAATATACTTTCCGGGTCTGCTACAACTCCTAGAATTTCATCATCGTTCAATAAGCGCAGTTCGCCGCCTTCAATATTAAGACGTGAACCAGCGTATCGGGCAAAGATTACCCAATCATTTTTCTTGCACCACGCACCATTTGGAAAACGACTTTCATCGTTATATGCATCTGGTCCTACCTTTAGTACAAGTCCAACGTTCGTTGCAATTTGTGATTCTTCCATTGTTTTATCAGAAAGAATAACACCACCTTTTGTTTTACCTTTTCCTTTGTGTGGTAAAATTAAAAGTCTCCAACCTGTTGGTTCTGGTAACTTTGAAGTTTCTATCTTCTCTTCTTTTTTCTCTTTTTGTTTTTGTTTCGCACGCGCTTTCGCGACATGTGTTGGTAAAATTAAGTTAGTCATTTTGCTCCTGTTTCTTTAGCAGGTCCGAGAGTTCCTGTTCGATATAGTTTAGAGTATCAAGTTGACCTAAATGATTTTGATAATCATTCCAATCTTTTACTTGATTGTTGATAATTATCTCAGTTAGTTGGGTTTGTCTAGTTCTAATTACTCTATATAGCTTCTCAGCTAAATATATTGCATCCATTTATTTCTTTTTAAACATATTAATTGCGCCTGCACCGGCCTTAATGCCGAAACTGGCTGAGATCGCAATGTACAACAAATTATGGTAATACGACGGCAGGTCTTGCAGTGCGAGGAACCCTTTGTGTATATGATCTTGAAAAGGCGTGAAGACCAAAACGGCTGGAAGAAGTAGAACAATTAAACTTACCTCATCTTTCCAGCTTCCTTTCATTTGATCTACAGCACTTTGCTCCCAAGCAACTTTACCGGCAATTTGATCTTCTTTTAACTTCTGCGTAGCTTTAATTTCAGTAAGTTTGAGTTCTTGTTTTGCCTGCTTTGTTGCTACAAAGCCCTTGACGCCGTCAGCGACGACGCCAAGTAAAGGTTTAGCTAAGAGTTGCCAGACCATAGTCTAGGCTCCTCCTCCTAATTGACTTAGAATGATGAGTACAATAATAGCTACGATACCCGCCTTTATCCAGTCCTTCATTTTCCAATCGGACCATTCTTTCAAATGTGCCCATAAGTCTTTCAGTAAATTCATTTTACCTCCTAATGTTCGGTCAAGTCAAAGTCCGGTTCGAACTCGACAACCTTTATTGGATCTAAAACTTCCTCAAGTTTTTGTAATGCATCTTTTATATCATGTTCACAATTTAAGCAACCACAATGGCATTTACCGCCATTACCATGGTGACATTCATGTTCACAATGCCTACAAAGAGCCATTAATGTATTGTCGCCTTTTTATAATCGTGGTTCTCTAAATCTTCTGCAAATGCTTGAAACATATGTGAAGTTTGTTCTGGACCCAATATATCTAGATAAATTGTCTTTGCTACAACCAATAACGATGCACCAAGAGCCATAGGATCTTGATGATATTGATCTGCAAAATCAAACACTTCATCTAAAATCTGTTTAGATTTTTTATTTTTTCCGTTTTTTAACAGTTTTTTTCCTTTTTTTAACAATATATCCTCCATTTTTAGCCATATATTGAGGTACACTTGTGCCTTTTGACAATTGTTGCATTATTTGTTTTGGAGACCCTACTCGTGTGCCTTGTTTTTTCTTATATTTTTTTTGTATAAGCTTTTTTACTTGTTCACTTAATCGTATAGCCATTACTGTCTCCTCCTTTGCCCTGCTAAAGTTACTTCTGCACGTAAATTTGCTTGATCTTCTTGACTTTGTAGCTTTTCTTTGTCCATTTCGTCTTTTTGTTCAAGCTTTTTACCTTCAAAATTAAGTTTTTCTGCATCTAAAAGTAATTTTTTGTCTGCATTTTCTTTATTTTGCTGCATTTCTTGTGCGCGAAGGTTAAGTTCTTGTTGTTTTAAGTCAATTAGTGGATCAGATTTTTCCCCTTCAAGATATTCTTGCTCTTCTCCTACTAATTTTTCTGTTATTTCAACAATTTTTTCTGCAATTTCGTTTTCGTTCTGCATTTGGAATTGTTGCATTAGTTCTTGTGGTATTTGTCCACCAAATTTAGCTGCTTGTTCCTCCATCAACGGTGCATTCTTTGCTGTAATTTCTTCTCTTGCTATCATTGCAATGTGTTCAGAAATGTGTGCTTGCAAAATACCCATTGTTGGTGGATTATTTCTTACTAAAACAGAAGACATAAAGGCTTGATGTGCACTTATGTGTGCTTGATGATTCTGTCCTTGAAATGCTTGCAGCTTCATCATCTGTAAAGCTTTCGAGTTTTCCATTCCGGGATCTTCTGGTTGAGGTTGTTGAGGAGGAGGAAGTAACATGTCAATGTCTCTTACACCAAGTGCTTCATACATACGTCTGTACGCTTCATGCATGTTGTGCATTTGCGGATTTGACGTAGCCATTTGCATTTGTGTTTGCGCTAGAGTAACGCGCTGCGCCATAGAGAAAATGTTTGGATCAGAAACGGGCAGTATGTCCACACGTTCATCAAAGTCTTGTTGTTTAATAACACGATTGCCGCCACGAACAGCATAAGGGTACTCAGGCGGTAAACTTTCTGCAAAGACTCGTGATAGTAATTTAAATTCAACTTTTTGTGCGTAATGTAATCGTTTATGAATAGCGTTCATCACTTTCGTGCCGCGTTCCATGATTGCCATTGTTGTACCTACAGGATTTGCTTGTGAGCCTTCGCCCATCTTGTTATCGGCAATAGACGCAAAACGTCTACCTGCATCAACAACAAACCCTAGTAAGGCAAAAAGAGTTTGACTTGGTTCTTTATACGGAATCAACATGAGTGATTCACGTATCGCGCCACCCGGCGCATCTACATCTCTGAACTCTCCGGGCTGGAGTGGTTGATCATCGTCTCGAACGCGCAACCCTCTTGCTTTAAAGCCAGCAGGGAGATTGGACAACGTACCTGCATCAATGAGTTGACGGAGTGCTGATGTAGCAGTTCTGGAGAGACCCCCGAGCATGTGGATAAGGCCAAAGCCATAAAAACCAAGACCGGGTAGAAACTTATAGTGAACAAAGTATTGTATCTTTTTTCGGAGAGGATCGCCTTCTCGGTAGTTTCGGTATATGGCCAAAACTTTTCCCGATCCTTCGTCAACAGTAACAACATACGGTAACTTTATACCAGTAGGCTCTCCTGTTGTCGCGTTCTTATCTTCGAATCCGGGTATGTCCAAATCGCAATGAAACTCTAAGAGTACTATCTCCTCCGCGTTTTGCGGCGCAGAAACTCCATCTAATTCGTCGTACTTTTCTTGTGCGTCGTTGTTGTCAACTTGTGACATGGTCACATCAACATCGCGGTACATACCGCTTACTTGTTTCTTCCGTAAGTCGTTCCCCATTGTTTTAACAACATGTGTAATACGTTCGCATGACTCCATATCAGTAGACACATACGGCATGACCACATCTTCGGCTGGAACAAATTTAGAAACTGCTCTACCTCTGACGCCGTCGTAGTAAACTTTTTTAAAGGCACTACCCGCTAGTGGTAAATGAAAAAGCATTTGATCAAGTTCTTGATCGTACTCTTCCATCTCATAACTAATCTGATAATTCATGAACTCTTTTACACGTTGTGCTTGTTCTTCAATTGCCGGATTAATCTCACCCACTATTTGAGTGCGGATAGGACCTTCGGGAGGGAGTAACTCTTTATAAGCTTGCGCTTGAAACTGTGTAACTGTCTCTGCTAGTAATGGGTGTGT